GCACGGCGTCATGAGCTTCGGTAAGAAGATCTCCCACCTCGATCACATCATCGTGGCTAAAGAACTTCATACCTTGAGAGCCGATGGCCTGCTCTGTCGATCCCTCCGCGAGAATCGCAGAATTAACGGTGCGGCCAATCCTTTGGGTACCTAATATCGGTGCGATAGCACAATCGCAGCCCGGATGAATCGGCATGAGATTTGACTTGTGATATCTCACCGACGACGCGACGACACATAGGCCGCAAGAATGCGCGCCAACCAGAACGCGACGATAACCGACAACACGTTTATCATTAGCGAAAGCAATCTGTGATGCTCGCGTTTTGGCTAATTGCACATCGGTAGATGCCAGACTGACGGCACGCCGTTGGCCAGCTTGCACCGCGGCCTCAAGCGATTTGCCCTGACTGAGATCGGTCCATACCTGAACGTAAGGACGCCGGTAGACCTCGGTCGGGTCGACACCTCGCAGATTAGTCACATCAGCTTGCGGGATGGCTACTGGCGCCGTGGTGCCCCCTCCGGCCGCGGAGACGAGATGCGCCAGGTAGGCACTTGTCAGGTGAGCCATGGTCACCTGAGCGGCCAGCACCGCCGGTACTACTGCGGCCACGAAGGCATCTGCCGCTGCGTCTCGGTAGTTGCCTTGGGCGACGTAGGCCGCAACGACCAGAGCCAGCAGACGAGATCTCAGAGCGGCTGACGCGGTGAGATAAGCCGCGAGGACGGCTGCTGCACTCTGGTCGTGCGGGGTCTCAAGGTACTGCTGCTGGTCAGCAGGGGTGGTCACGAACTACCCCCTGTGTAACACTTAGTACCTAAGATCCGATGTACTGAACATAAGTCCCTCAAAGGGAGGGACTCGGACCCTGAGGAGGGGCCATGGCTCGCAAGACCAGCGGTTATGACCAGATTCGCAAGGCCCGCGCGGTCGTGCGGCCGGTTCAGGTGACTTTTGCCTATGGCAAACGCCTAACTGGCACCATGGATCTCTCCATCGCGCAGCTCGAGCGCATGCTTGCCGAGGGCGAGATCGAGCCAGCCGTGTACTGCACCTCTGGCTGTGGTGATCACATCGCCTACTGTCCAGAAATTGGCCCGTGGCTGGCTGACTGGCCTACTCCGTAGGTCCCAGACCCCCGAAAGGGGGTCTTTCTATATCTGAGCTCCGTTCCTACTACCGACCGGCAGCTGAGCTCGAGCTGTCCTCGAAGCCTCCGCGGCGGCACCACCAGGAGGGCCCTGGTTGGGTACCGGTGCCGGGGGTGCCATGGCGGCAGCTAGGAGGGCATCTGAGGCCCGTTCGGCCTGCATCCGGTCGATCTGTGCCGGCGTGAAGTCCAAGAGCTCCATGCGGGTACGCCACGGGACGCCGGCCTGCATAAGCTGGACATTGGCTGCGGCGAGCTCGGTAAGAGTCCTGAACTGTGGATTTTGCCAAACGACTTCACAATCGTCGGGAATCTCCTTGCCCATGACCTTGCCGGCCAGTTGATATACGAGTTCCCAACTTTCGCCAAACTCGATAGCCCGTTCAATGACCTTAGAGGTTAGTCCGGTCTCCGCGGCTGCCAATGCATCTCCCGACGCATTGATCATGGCACCCAGCAAATAATGCGGAGGTGTCCTGGTAATGGCCGCGAGGTGCTGCACGTCTTCTTCGACAGCCTTGAGAATGCCAGCGAGATCGGCAGCCTCGAAATCACCGAACTTGGCCCGTTCATCGCTGACATTCCAGAGTAAATCAGCACCAGGGTCAAAGCCGCCGGTCGGATTACCGTTTTCATCCGACAAATCAACGCCGACAGCCCACCGTTGCCGATAGGCTTGCATGGCGCTAATAACTAATCTGTCTAGGACTTCGGTATTAATCCTGTCTTGGATCGGAGTCTCGGACTCAAACTCGCCAAGCGTATTACCCTCAAGATCAGGACAGTTAAGGAACGGTACAACAGGCACAACACCTAACGGATTATCCGCGGTGCCATCCTCGAAATCACTTGTATCAACTTCCCATTTAGCAGCGCCACCAAAAATACCGGGCTGTGGCTGCGAGCTCACCTGAGTACTTCGGTAATAATGGACGGAATCCGGCAGATAGACAACCGCTATCTGTCGATTCTGAATGTCATCAAACCAGGTTTTGAGAGCCGCGATGATATTGCGTCGGTCATCGGGAGCGGACTCGTGAATCACTTGCCGTGGATCTTCGCCGGTAACCTTGGGCTGGCCTGGCTTACTGGCGTCTTCACCGACAATCACATACGCCCGACTCATGACAACCGCGGCGCGATGAACCATGCCGGAGTCTGAGTCTAGGTGATTAGACTGCCACCATCCCCAGGCATCCTTATCGAGAGTCTCATTGCCGTTCGACCCGGTACGAAAACCGGTAACCTTGAGCCGTTCAATAACAGATTCGGCAACCAATTTCATGAAATTGGTCTTAGCCTGGTCTTGAAATCGCCGGTAGGCCTCCTTCATTTTTTGATTACCGAACGGCAGCGGAGCATCGCCGCGCCAGTACTTATTGAGGGTATCAAGCCGCTCGCGATCCTGGTCTAGCTTCTTGCCGAGACGTAGCAGCCACCACTCAGGGTCGCCAGGCTGGGAGGCGTTGTAAAGCACGTAATCTCCTCCCAGGTGTAACACTTAGTGCCTCAGATCCGATGCACAGGTCAACAGCGAACCAACAGAGTGAAGGGACACACAACGATGATCAGGAAACTTGCCACAGTGCTGGCCCTAGGTGCGAGCATGGCGGTTATGACTGCCTGCTCAGGACCCGACCAATCAGCACATGACCAATGGGCCAACCAGCAGACGAACACCGATGCGCCGCCGGCTCCGATCAGCACACCGTTGGTCTTTGGTCAGACTCACGTTTGGCCTAATGGCGACAGTGTTATGATCTCCGTTGCGCGGAAGTCCGTAGACCAAAAATATGGTCCCAACATTATTAATGGTGTGCCAGACGGGCATGTGACTTCAATGATCGTAGCTACAATCACTTATCACAACGGAACCGCAAGCCCTGAGGGATTGCTCTCCGGACCTAATGCGGTAGTGCTTAGTGCCATGGAAAATGACCAGGCATTAACCTCAATTAACCTGCCAGGCACCGATGACGGTAATGGTTACACAGCCCCCGGCCAGACCCGTACCTTTGTAATGGCTTGGGCAGCTACCTCACATAACCCGCAACAAATTCAAATCCAGGTCTCCGGCGCCATGTTCGACGTTAGCCGACCAGTTGTTTTCTTTGAAGGGACTGTCTAGGCCATGGGCTTGATGCACCACATGCTATTTCATCACAAACCGCGCAGAAAACGGCGCCCAGTACCACCAGCTACGCCGCTCTCTGTTACCGCGTGGGTTGCATGGATGATCATTGCCATCATTGGTATTCTGGCCGGAGACCCCTCAGCGATACTATGGGGTTTCCTGGTCGCGATAATTATTATCGTGATCGGTGTAATACGGTCTTAGTAATGCGCCGATTCCTGCGCAGTACCGCCAAGCAAACCCTCAGGCTGCGCCGGGTCAGCAGAACTCTCCGGAGCTTGATGTTCTCGAGAACCTGCTGACTCGTCGCGCAGCCTCGTAATGAGTCCATCAGTCCGCGCAATCTGCTCATTAACAGCCTCGACATGAGAATCGTCACGCTGCTGCATGAGGATTTCAAGTTCATTAATCCGTTGAGCTAGTTGATTCACTGCTTCATGCACCGCGGACATATCCTGCTCCAATTTTATGAGACGCTCGTACAGACTAAGGTTCTCGAGGGCATGCTTGGCCATGTGCCCCCTAGAATCTCACCAACCTCTTAGATCTAGGCTTCTTTGCCTTCTGAAGTACACCCGCGGCTACCGCGGAGGCTCGAGCCTCGTAAGCCAACACTGCGGCCATGGCACAGTCTATTTTCTTCGCGCTGCCCGGATACTCTTTAGCAATCGTGACGCCAGAGCGGGTCAGGCGACGCCTGGCGTTGAGCACGTGCCGGCGAAAGATGGTCGATCCGTCATGAGTCAGCCTCTTGCCGGCAACAGCTTCTCTGAATCGCTCGAGGGCTGCGACCATGGCTGACGGCCGGTTAGTCCACCATTCAATAGGATGCACCTGGCTGGACTGAATCTCTAATCTACCACTGAACTCCGCGGTCCAGCGATCAACATAGTCTTGCCAGTGCGCCGGATCCGCGAAGAAGGCAACCACATGGTATTTATCAAAAGCTGCCTTCACCTGCGCGTCAATAGCCTCTTGGTCTACCTGCCAGGTGTTACGGGCATCTAGTGGCTTCTCATCACAAGCCAAAAGCTCGAGGTAACCGTCATCGATACGACAAGCAACCAATGCGGTAGCGTCATCACTCACTGACCCATCAAAACCGAGTGCAACCATGTCGCCATCGGCGAGGATGGCTAGTGCGTTAGCGCACGGATCCCACTCGCGAGCGGCAATCCACGCATCAGAGGTCTCAGTCTCCGCGTTGAGGAAGTACCGACGCGAATCAATGATGTGTTGCCGCGGGTCATAGAACTCATCAACCAGGCCGTTGAGGTCATTCCACTCCATGGCATCGCCGTAGGCCTCGATGATCCCACGCCGGAGCTCAGCCTCGTTCTCTGGATTGTCGCACTCGCCCCAACGATGGTCGACGATAAGCCGCTCTCGCCGGGTCTTGCCGGCCTCAATAGCTTCTGATAGCCGGTAAGTGCCTTCGGCTACTGACTCCTCGCCAGGAGCAAACATGGTGGTGGTTTCTAGATACCACGTTTCAGCGATCTTCTTACGCTTGCGGAGGTTACGAGTGACCGTGGCGTACATTCTCCGCAGGTCGGGCATGTTGTAGAGATGAGTCTCATCAAAACAGACCCAGGTTTCTTTACCACCATCT